CTTCTGCTGGTGCTGCTTCTGCTGCATCTGCTGCTTCTGCTGCTGCTGCTGCTGCTGCTGCTGCTGCTGCTGCTTCTGCTGCTGCTGCTGCTGCTGCTGCTGCTGCTGCTGATGGTGGTGCTGGTGGTGCTGGTGGTGCTTCTAAGAGATCGGATACTGACGGACCGGATACTGATTGATACTCGCCCTGGAGCAGGGCGAGTATCGATTCCGAGTTAATCAAGCGATTGTCCACATCTGGACTTGCTTCGCTGGACAATCGCTTTATGAACACATTGTAATCGGCAGCAGCATCTTGGCCCTCCGTTTGTAATTCGGTGGCAAAAATACCCCCACGGACTAAATTTTCTTGGATGAGGATAAAAATTTTTATTAATTTACTTTGTTTTTCTATTACTATTGGATTTTGATCTGAAGAACTTATATTAGAAAGTATTGAATATGCTTTTATTATTTTATTTATTTTATTTATTTTGTCCAATTGTTCGTCTTTGCTATCAGCAAGAAGACGGCGGTAAAACTCTATCATGGCACTATAGTAAGGTACCACCGCACCATGATGCTGAGTGGTTCGCCGCCATGTGGGTTCAGGACTGTCTATTAATTTACCATCTTTATAGATAGCAGAAAATATATTACTAAGTAGAACTATTATATATTCTACATCCTCTGGGGACACGATTCCCCAGGGTGAATCTTCAGAATTTAAATAAGTTCTAATTAGTTCATCTTTAAAATATCCTAATATAGAAACTTTGTCTGAAATATTAGAATTTTTTGAAATTCTCATTCTATTTATATCAATTGCTTTTTTTATATTTTTTTTATTTTTCTCCGCAGCAGCAGAAGCAGCAGCATCAGCAGCAGCAGCAGCAGCAGCATCCACCGCTTCTCTTTCAAACTGATCTATTAAATACTGTTCACTAATATCTATTTCTTTCCACTTATTATATGGTTCCATCTCATCTTCAAAAACATATTCAAGACGAAAAGGCATATTATATATATATATTAAATATTTTAAAAACAATAAAATCTTTTATTTTTATCTTTATTATTTTCATTATTTTCATTATTTTCTTTTTTACTTAATTCAATCCATTCTGCAATAGTATAATTATCGCTCATAGATAGATTACATCTCGCACAAATTGGTTTAATATTACTTATATCGAGAGTACCCCCTTTCGATTCAGGTTTATCATGTCCTACATGATAATCAAAAGGATTTATCATATTTTCACACCAATCTACATAACATTTATGTTCAAAAACTTTACCAAATGATACAATCCAACATTGCTCTCTGATTGCTTTGGGTATCGTTTGCTTCTTATATGGTTTTTTTTCTTTATTCTTTAAACAACCAGATTTAATTATTTCTTTTCTTTGTTTTGGCATTTTTAATAACTATTTAAATAATATTTAAATAATTATATATATATATGAATAAATATTCTATTGGTTTAGCATTGGGTTTAGGATCCATTATAATTTCATATTTTTATTATAAAAATTGTAAACAAGAAAATAATGAAGCAGAAAATAATTCTATGAATACTGAAAAAATAAAAAAAAAAATTACATTTTTTATTAATGATAATGATAAAGAAAAAGAAAAAGAAAATAAATATATAGAAGATAAATCAAAAACTTCTAATGAAATAGTTAAAGATATTCTTGATGATATTATTGATAATATTGTTGATAATTCTGAAAAAAATAAAAAAACTTCTGAAGAAGAAGAAAAAAAAACATCAAATGAAGATAAAAAAAAAAAAATAAATTTTAATGAAAAATGGACAATTATAAATTAAAATGTACTAAATACACCGCATTTTATACAATATGTAAATCTCTTTCCATATGTACCATCTTCTCTTTCAGTAATCCATTCGTGTTTACAATTATTTATTATATTTTCTTGAATCTTTTCTAATTTATTTTCTATTTCTTCTAATCTAGATTTAATTTCATATTTTTCTTTAATAAGAGAATTTTTCTCAATCAAAATATCTTCCATATATTATTATTATTATTATTAAATAATATATTCAAATTTACATTGCAAGTTGAATATCTATATCATTTAATCCTGTATCACCATTATTTTCTTTATCACCATTAATAATACTTTGTTTTTCTCGATTTATATCATTTGATTCTCCATCATCTAAGATATCTTTGTCAAAAACATTGAAGGAACTGAACTCGGTTATGTATCCTGATAATGCTTTATCATTATGTAATGAAGTATATGAAATGAATAATGAATTATATATTTTTAATAAAATTAATACAACATAACTCATGTAACTAGTGATTGCCTGAATCCCAACGTAATTCGTATAAATTATTATACTAGATAATATTAAATTTATTAAATAAAATACTGAAGTTATACTTGTTATTTTAAAATATCTATTATTCTTTTTTCTTAATTCCATTTTTAATTCTGGTTTTTGATCAATAATATCATCAAGATGATTATCAGGGAAGTCGTGATTAATATCAAGGTTTTTGACGCACCAGTTTTCCCTTCTTAATTCAACAAAATACATTATGAAGAATAATCCTACACATAAGAAATTAAATCCTAATGTTATATCATGAAATAAATCATCTTTTTTATTTAAATTATCTGAAACTGAACATATTACTGAATCAGATTTAAATGAATTATCTGAACTTCCAGATACATCAGATAATTCTTCACACTTCTGAGGAACAAATAAAATTAATAATGATCCCATAATAACCTTATACGATTGAAATATAAATAATGCACCTATTTTTAATCTCTCTTTTAAATCATTATTTACTTTCATTTATAAATTAATAGAAAAAAATTAAGAAGAATTCTCAATCTAATATTTACATTGTTTTATATTATTCTTTATAGTATTCGGTAATTATAAATTTGATTTATTATATTTATTTTTATAAATGTCAAAAGTTTTAAATCCAAAAAATAGATATTATATCTATATGCCTTCAAAAGGTCTATATGCTTATTATGATAGTAGAGTAAATATTAGTTATCTTGTGAAAACTGATAATTTTTCGGAACAATATGTTGGATGTAATTATTGTTTAGATTTTTTGAAAGAAAATGAACCTTTTATCACATGTCAAGGTAAGATAATAGAAATTAAACAAAGTAAATTAATTCTTAATTAACGCAGACCATTTACTTGGATCATTAATATCGGGTGGAGCATTAATCATTTCCCATATGTCACAACCTCCCATATTAGGATAATTTGTTTTAATTAATTCTATTTCTTTTAATGCTATATGAAAATTATCATTAGAAAAATCTCCTGAAATCATTCCAAAAACAATTTTTTCTGGAGGATAATCATTCTGAATAATTTTATCATATGTTGAAAAATTATAACATCCGTATGCCTGAACATTAAACCATTTAATTGCTCTTCCCTCCAATGATTTATATAAATCTTTATAATTAATTGAAGAAAATCCACTAGGATTATCATTCATCAAAGATTCTGCAACTGGTGCCATTGTAATTGTAAAATCTTCACCAAAATCTTTCACTAAACAATTTATTAATTTTTTTACATCTTTAATATCAACTTGTTCTTCAATATCTAAATCAATACCTGTTATAAATTTCTTTTCTTTTAAAAATTCTTTCAACATTGGATAATATGTTTCAAAATCAGAAAAAAGATTTGTAAATGCACCACCGGCACCACCTACCATACACATTATCGTAACCCCGTTAAAATATAATTTCTGTAAATCCAACCAAACTTTATCAAACAAAGGTGATGTAGGATAATTATTATTTAAATGAATATAAGGTTCATTTTTAAATTTACCAAAATGTATTGATGAAACAATAATGGTATCAACTTGTTGAGAATTCTCTATCATTTTCTCCAAAGAACAAAATGATTGATAATAATAAATTGTTTTCATCGCGTTTATTTAATTATATTTCTTATCTTTTAAATATTAATTTAATAAACAAATAGTACTTGTCATACTTGAATTATAATAAGAAATTATAAAACTAAAATATGTTATACTTGTAATTATTCTATCAATAACTTTATCACTAACTTTTATACTATATGAATTTAATTTTGATTTAAAAAATCCTTCTGATTTATCTTCTAATTTATCAACGATCTTAAAATAATTTTCTAATCTTGTTACCCAACATCTATTATTATCTACTAACCAATTAAAAAATATTGAAGGTATAAATACAACTAATACCTTACTATGATATAAGGAAATCCAACCAAAACAAGTGTACAAACATAATAAAGAATGAAATTCATTTATCCTAGTTGCAATAAAATTACTTTGTCTATTTGTTAACATTTTATAATAATTAACTATTTTATTTTAAATATTTATTATATTATATGAAAGATTGCTGTAAGCATTCCAAAAAAGATAAAAAATGTGTAAGAAAATCTGATAAAAAAACATTTGATTTACCCAGAAAATATAATAGAAAAAAATGTAAAAATCCTAAAGGATTCTCCATGAAAGCAAGTTGTGCTCCTTATAAAGATTGTTTTACTAAAAAAGGTGGTAGAAAAACTAAAAAAAAGAAAACTAAAAAACAAATATATAAAAATAATATTTCATATTTCTCAGGCGGATGTTTCTGGAGTATTCAAGAAGCTTTTGATAAATTAGGAATAAAAACTATCGTAGGATATATGGGAGGTCTTACAAAAGATCCTACATATGAACAAGTATCAACTGGGGAAACCGGACATGCAGAAACTGTTAAAGTTATTTATAATAATAAAATAAATTTTAAAAAGTTATTAGAATACTTTTTCAAAATCCATAATCCAACAACATTAAACAAACAAGGAAATGATATTGGAACACAATATAGATCTATTGTTTTTTATCAAAATACAAAAGAAAAAAAAATTTATGAAAATTTTATAAATAAATTACCCAATAAAAATAATATTGTTACAGAATTATTACCAGAAAAAAAATATAAATTTTATAAAGCAGAAGAATATCACCAAAATTATAATAAGAAAAATAAATCTTGTTCTTCTGAATTATATAAAACTAAAAATCAAAATGATTTTATAAGAATTTGTAAAAATAATAAAACTACGAAACTTGCCGAAGAAAAAGGAACTGGTGAATATAATAATGCAGAATATTTAAATGGTGATAGAGAAGGAATTTATATTTGTCCTTGCTGTGAAAATGAATTATATAGTTCGGAAGATATTTATGATTCTGGTTCAGGATGGCCTGCCTTCAAAAAATCTATAAGGAAAAATAGTGTTAAAATTCTTAACAATAACGGAGGTGAAGTTTTATGTAATAATTGTAATCTTCATTTAGGTCATTTACTTAAAAAAGAACATCATTGCATTAATTCGGTTTGTTTATTTTTAAAAGAAGATCCTTTACCAATTAAAACTAATATCCTAAATAAACCTATTGAAGTCTGTTCAACAAATCCTATCACAGGTTTTTATCGCGACGGATTCTGTATGACTGGTCCAGATGACCATGGAACTCATACTATTTGTGCTAGTATGAATAAAAAATTCTTAAAATATACAAAAGATAAAGGTAATGATTTATCATCTGTAGTGAAACCTGGAGAAAATTGGTGTTTATGCGAATATAGATGGAATGAAGCATTTAATGATGGTAAATCTCCTCATGTCATAAAAAAAGCAACGAATAAAAGAACTAAAAAGAAAATTATTAAAAATATTTTAAATCATAAAAAAGGGGGTAAAACTAAAAAGCAAAATAAGAAAAATAAAAAAACTAAAAAAAAACCTCATTTTTTATTTAATCCTAATGATCCTAAAAAATCTTTTGATNTGTATACAGATAAAAATCCTAAAGATACTATCCCTATCAAATATACTTCATTAGAAGATGTAAAAAATACAATTAATAAATTAGAAAGATTATATAAATCAAATAAATATCCTCATAAAAGAATATGGCAGGTAGGGATGATTATGTATGTAAGATTAAAAGTATTAAAAGATAAAAAACCAAAAGAATTTAATTTATCTCAAAGATATTTTAAATTTTTAGGAAAAAGAACAAAATTAAAAGATGAAGAATCAAGAAAAAAATTACATTTTAAAATTCATTAATAATTGTGATAAATAAAATGCTACAATAACTAATGCGGCAACTATTAAACTACTTGTTAATGGAACTTGTTCATGATGTACTAACATATGCATAATTTGTCCTTTAAAAGTTAAATTTCCAGCACCATTTGGTGGTTTTATTTCTTCCTGAGTAGCAAAAGGTTTTGCTAATTTCGGTAATACTAAATTCAATAATACTACAATACTAACAACTCTAGTCATACAAGTTAATTCTCCCATTTTATATTATAATATATTTTAATTTAATTCAATTAAATAAAATGTTGTATAATTGTTATCATTATTTTGTATATTTTCTTCTATAATTTCTAAATTATATATCTTAGAACATTCTTTACTTGCTATTGCTCCTATATCTGTTTTATTCTCATCAGAAATATATTTACATGAACCAGCCGTGTCGTAATAGGATATACCATTCAAATTATTATTTATTAAATAATCAGAACATTGTTTTAATGCTTGCCAATGTGAATAAATTTCTTTTAAATTTTCTTTTTTAACATTTTTATTAACTAATAAACAATGATTAATTTTGAATTTATATTTATCAATTATATTTATATTATTATTATTTCTTAATAATAATTCATTTTCATTAATTTTTCCACCAATAGTATTTTCAATTGGTATATATCCATGAGTTATTTCATTATTTTTTAACGCATTAAATATATCTTCAAAAGAGAAAAAATTTACTAATTTATTATATTTGTTATATAAAAATTTTTTTATCGAAGTATGTGTATAACATCCTATTTCTCCTTGATAACCAATAATCATTAATTTATTAATAATTATTTATTTTATATTTTTAAATTTTAATAATATTTATTTTACTAATTTCAGATAATTTTTTTACAACATCATCATTTCTGTAATCATTTATATATCTTATTTCTTTTATTCCTGATGCTGCCATTAATTTAAAACAATTTATACAAGGAAAATGAGTTATAAATACAATTGATCCTAAACAAGAAACACCTCTTTTTGCACAATCTGCTATAGCATTTGCCTCTGCATGAACTGTAGTCTGTTCATGGTTATTTCTTATAATAGATTCATGAGGTAATCCTGGTAAAAAACCATTATATCCCTGAGATATAATTCTATTTTCTTTTACAATTAAACAACCTACTTTTAATCTTTCACATGAAGATCTTTTACTAGTTATTTGAACTATTTCCTTAAAATATTCATTCCAACTTGGTCTTTCCATTTTATAATTATTTATAATATTTGTTTAAATAGAAAATTTACATTAATCAAGATTAATAAATTTTATATGTCTATCTTTTGATACAATAAAATCACCATCAGAATCAATAAAGATAAAATGAATATTTTTCTTTTCCATTTTATTTATTTTATTTATTTATTTATTTTATTTCAAATTTATATATTATAATAAATGAATATACCTAATACATCATCTAATCTATTACTCCTTATGAAGAATGGTAGTCTGCTTGACCAAGATCAATAGGTAGTTAACATGCTAAAAAAAGAAGTAAAATAAAAAGGTTAATAGTCTAGAATTAAGTTTTAATAATTATTTTAAATTTGAATTTATTATATATTTTTTATAAAATTTATGGCAGATATTACTCATAAAATTTCTAAAGATTTCGCATCTTATTTAAATGAAATATATAACATTGATTGTGAAAATGATTCTAATATTTCTATTCAATCATATAATGAAAATACATGTCTTGCCCGCCTTTCAAAAAGATCTCCCGATTATGTATCTAATTATGGATTCTTTACTACATATCAATGTAATTGCTCTAAATTTTATGATAATGACTTATGTGAATTACATCTTTCAAAACAACTAGAAAAAAAACTTACATTAGGTAAAATTAATGAAGAACCTCCTAAAGAACCTTTTATTTATGACATTTTAGGGAATAAAACAAGAATTTATTGGTTTCATGATTCTCCGAGGGAAAAACTAAAAGAATATGTTGAAGATCAAAATGAAATTGAAAGACAAGAAAATTATAAAAAAAAATCTCGTGGACGCCCCCCTATTCCACAAATAAGATATGATTTAATTGATTTTAAAAAAATGGCAGAAGAAAATACTTTGAATAAATTAAATATACAAACACTGAAGAAGTATCTTGGAACTAATAATTTAAATATTTATGGCAACAAAGTTATTCTAATACAAAGAA